GACATTATATTTCTCCTTCCAATGTTTAGGGACTAGTCCTGAAACGTAGGAGTTCGTCCTTTAAATGTTCTCGATTTACTACTATTGGAAATAGGCATCTGTGAACTGGAATGTCTCATTAATTGTGCATTAACAGCATCCAGCATTTCATTAGCTTTATTTCTATAGTGCTTTCTTTTGGCCTCTAGCTTTACGGTGGGTATTTTACCTAACGCTATGTCTCCACGACAGACAACTCCAGCATATCGACCTTCTTCTCTCACGGTAGAAGTGGCTCCCATTTCAGGTACTTCTTCAGGTGAAACAAATTCCCATCCTTGCTGTTGCTTCTTACCAACTTCTTGGTAATCGTCCTGACCATTAAGAAGGATACGTAACCAACCAAGAGACATATCTTGTTGGTTATATCTTTCTTCAACTTCACGAGGTATATAAGTTGCGTTTGGTTCTTCAAAGACGTATTCTGTTTCTTCTCTGGTTTCGTTTTCCCTCATTTGAGAATTACGTGATTCAATACGTGTCATACTTTCTCCTTCCACGTTACAGTTTTATTGCTGTGTACTCACCTTCAGCATCTTGTACCTTCAGTTTTTCAGCAGCATATTGTTCAAGGGGTATACCCCAATTATTGGCAAGCCTTACATCTTCTTTCGTTAGCTTTACCTTTTTATTGGAGCTAGGGGTTGAACGTGAAGCCCCTGCTACCACTTGAGCAGGTTGTGACGGTTGTTCCTGCACCGATTCTTTAGTAGCAAACTTATGTGGAAACTCTGTCCTAAGTCTACTATCAATCTCATTATAGAAATCAGGATCACTTGGATCAAAACCCTGTTCCTTTAAATCTGCATCTAAAGCTAGAGCAGCAGCAGTCATTATTCTATCTTGACCAAACCAGCTATTCTCTGGTTTCTGTGACCACTCAGCAGCTAAAGGATCAACTTGGGGTTGCTGTTGCTGTTGTTGCTGTTGCAACTGTTGTAGTTGTTCCTGTGTATATTGAGGCTGCTGTGGTGCTGCATCTTTAAACTGAGCTTTAGTAACATTCAGAGTTTTCAAATCATTTTGAGCATCATTTAAAAACTCTTGTGCCTTTAATATCTTTTCTGAATTTCCTTCTTCATGAGCCGTAGCATAAGCTGCCCTAGCTAGTTCAAGTTTATCTGTAATCTGCTTTTCATTAGCATCCAGATTTAACTTACTGATATTGTGAAACTCTTTTTCTCTTGTACTTAAACGGGTATTCAGAGCTTCATTCTGTTGTATTAACTGGGCAATCTTAGCATCACGTTCTTTTCGTTGACTTACTAATTGCCGTATTCTTTTCTGAGCACCCTTGGTTTCAATACCGTCTAGCTCTTGTGGGTCTTCTGCTTTCTGTTCAGGTTCTGGCTTTGGCTCTGGTTCTTCTGTTTTTGCCTCTACCTTTGGTTCAGGTTCTGGAGTTGCCTCCTCTTCCTTTTCCACCTCAAACTCTACTTTTTCTACTTCTTCTGAACTAGGTGGTTCTACCTCAGTCCATTCTTCATTGTCAATCATCGTCATTCCTTTCGTTGCTTACGAAGCATACGGGTTTACGTATTACTATATTATACTACATTATAAAATATAATGCAAGTACTTATGATCCACTTGTTAAATTAAATGTTGGATCTAGATCTCGTGGATGTTCTACTCTACATATAACCTGATCATCAAATAATAAAATAAGCCTTACAGACTTATAGAATAGTTTCTGACCAGCATGTTTAGCATAACATACATAATCTCCTTCTTGACACCAATCTCCATTAGGGAACTTATTCTCATCTTCATAAGCTAAGTCTCCTATAGAGAGTACTCTTCCTACCGTAGTAAGATATGCCATATCATCCTTGGTAGAATCAGGAAGCATTATACCTCCCTTTGTAACTCCTTTTATACTAACGGGCCTTACTAGAATATGGTAGCCCGGTATTTCTGGCAAAGGATTTGGATCTTTAACTTCATCCTCTGTTATCCACATATCGTTTTTAATTGCATTTCCTAAGTGTACTTGCTGCATTTACTCCTCTTCTTCATATATACGACTCTTTACAACAGATGTAAAGGTTTGCCTAGCCCATTCAATTCCTTGAATATGACCAACCAATTGCTTATAATGAGCATATGTTTCTGCATTACCCTCACTCATAGCATTCTTTAATCTGTTTAATTCATCGTTGTAGGTTTTAATAACTTCATCCCAAATTTCCATTATTTAACTGGACTTGGGTACTTCCATGCAGAAGCATCGGTCTGGTTTAGAACACCTTTTTTAGCTCGTTTACCAGCACCACCATCTGCAATAGATCTCTTTGTATAGTCACCATATGCACCACCATCACCATTCGGTACATGTGTTGGATAACCACCTTTTGTCACACCCTTAACATCGTTAGGGTAGTGTACTCCTTGATATTTAGGCATCATCATTCTCCTTTTTCTGCTTGGGTTCTTTAGAAACAACATCTTTTATAACGTCTGCTATTTTAAAATCTCTTTCTCTGGAATCTTTATCTTGCATAGCAGCTAGACGTTCCATAGCTTTAATACGAACAGATTCTATACTGCTATCAATTTTTTGCTGCTCTAGTTCTGCTTTAATAACAGAGTCCATAGCCTTTAAATTTTCCTGAGACTCAATTTTATCTTCTTGCATAGTAACCTTAGAAAGAATATCCAGAGCTTTCATAGTTTCTTTACTGGATCTATCCATGTCGTTCTTTTCTTTCTTGAGTTCTGTAGTCTGTCCTTGAACGTGAGCATCTATAGTTAGCTGTGCCTGTTCCAGTTCAAGTTTCTGAGCATCCAAGGCAGCATCAGCAGCATTCTTGGCAGCAGTAATCTGTAACTTCTCCTGCTCCAGTTGTAGCTTCTGAGCTTCAATGGCAACCAGTTGTTGTTCAGGAGACTGAGATTGACCCATTGCCTGATTAGCATTAAGTACTTGCTTGGCAGCTTCTGCCATAATAGCTTCTGTTACGTTTGGTCCTTGCTGCCCTACTTGTTGCATTCCCATTTGAGTTATACCATTCATCTGTTCCTGATATTTCAGAATCATATGCTCCTGTATGTTTGCTTCCAGAACAGGTTTAATCCTTTGCATAAGAGGATTAGCACCATTCATGGGATCTTGCATATAGGCTGTCTTGACCTGTACATGGGCATCATGGTTCTGTCCGGGGAAGGCTGCAATAGCTACTCCCTTAACTGCTCCCATAATATCTGATACAGGATCAAGTGGTTTAGGTTTTTGTTTGGGTGGAAGGATCTCTTCCATATTGGGCATGTTGGCAGCATTTAGAATAGTTCTATTCAGAGCTTCCAGATTAAACATACCGGGAGGTGATTGCTGTGCCATTTGCATAGCCATTTGTGCAATCATAAGACGATGAGCATTAGATGGAATATTTGGATCACTGACGGGGATCACATCCACTCTTCCATCAAAGTCAGACTTAAATATGTTCCGACTTTCATATGGCACATCATAAGGATATTCACTTGGTAGATAGTCGTAGTCTATCCTAGCCAAGATCCTAAATTCATCTCTCTGGGATTTATGCAACCTCTTGTGGATTGCAGAGAAGAATTTACTGGATGCTTCCAGTAGTGCCATAGTTGTACCTACGGGTCCGTAAGAAGATGCTTCCGATACAATTTGCTCTGTACTGTCGGCAAACTTCTGACCTGCTGCTGTTACAAAACCCAACATCTGGAACAAGGTCGAGGAAGGCTCTTTGTAGGGGAGAGGAACGATAGCCTTTGCCAAGTCCATACCTGTAGATTCAACTTCTTTAAACTCACCGGGACTGATAGGATCATTGTCACCAACCATCCTAACACCCTTTGCCTTAAAACCTCCCGGCAGATTTGCAAACTGACCTGCATCAACAAGACTTCTCATTGCTGCTGTTGCACTCATGGTAAGATTACCAAGGAAGTGCATAAGGCCAAAACCGTAGAAACCAAAACCGGGAACGAACCTATAATGTACAAAATGAGATATACGTTCCTTGTTCTTATCCTCCAATTTATAATTTCTACGTATACAAAGAACCTTACGAGATTGCTCCTCTATCGTAACGATATAAGGAAGTGCAATTCCTTCTTCAGAGTTAGGTTCTTCGATCTCTAGGAAACAATGCTGTTCCAATAAAACATATTGTGGATCTGTATCCATTGCAGGAGACAGTCCCAATATCGTATCCATCTTGGATGCAAAAGATGTAGGTTCAGGACTAGATGCTTCTGGTAACTCTGTATCTGAATAGATACCTGAACGAATATCTTTTGCCAGATCAATGGGACTACGATATATTACATGTGTATACCTGTCTGCCTTGGAAAGATTGCTGGCATAGTAGGATACATAGAATTGATCAATAGGTACAAATTCTGAGACAGGACGTTTCAGATTTGCATCATAGTATACTTTCTTGAATGCAGAACCAATCAATGGTAGATGGAACAACATTCTTTCAAACTCATCAAAGTATTCTGGCATCTGCTCTGTGAGCTGGTAATTCATAAAGTTCTTAACACGATTGGCTTGCATGTCACGTTCTGGAGTGGACTTACCAAGTATCTGTGTCTTGATTGGACCTGCTGATGGGAACAATTCCTGTGAGGCTTTACTCTGGAACTTAACGGCTGATTCAATTAGTAATGGATGTACAGCCGTACATGCTCCTTCAAATGGTTCAGATGTTTCTTGTATCTTCAGACCAAGTAGATCAAAGCCCCGTTCAAACATTGACTCCCAATCACTACGGGAATTTTTATCGGCATCATAATTGTTATAGACATCTTCGGCAATCTGGTTAAGTTCTTCATCATCTAGTTTCTCTGCCAGATTACCATACCATTCCTTTACTGGTTCTTCGGCTTCCATCTCAACAGTAGTTGAGAAATCCACAATTACTCCCCCATCAGGCTCCAGTTCAAATGTTGCTTCCTGTTCCTCATCCACACTTACAGGATTCATGGGAACAACATTAGCCAGCTCCTTCTCTATTCTATCAAATGGATTTCGTTCTGTTGCCATTATATTGCTTTCATATTATGTGTGTAAGGGTTACGTTCTACTACGGAACCACCTTTTTTAAACATCCTTAGTTTTTCTTTTCCTACTCGTAATTTTCTTAATTCCGTTTTAGTTGCCTTTTGGATATTTTTTGCAAGAACATGTTCTCCAACTTGTATTACTTCTTCAGCTCTAAAAATAGGTTCTTTTGTAATTTTATTATAAAATTGTCCTCCTCTATCTGGATTAAAACCTATTTGAATCCAACTGTCAGCATCTTCAGTTTGTTTTTGAAGAGGACTTCCTTCAAATAACTTTGCTGATTCAGATTTTTGTACAGCAGTTTTAGGATTTATATTCTGCCATTCTCCTCTCATAACAGCAAAAGGAGACTTAGCTCCTCCCTTTGCTATTTTTAAAGAATCGGGAGAACTAGATATAAACTCAACAAATCCTCTTGTTCCATCTTCTTTTAATGGTCCTTTTAAAACAGCAGTAGGAGCATACATTACTTTTCCACCTACTGGTGTAACGGCAGCTATATAAATACCATGCTCGTTATAAGCAGGAATATCTAAACGAACATCAGTTAATGTCCCTTGTTCAAGATTTTTATTTAATCCAATAATTCCTTTGTGTCTTTTTTTCTTTAAAGCTGCTGCCATTTCTTCAGGAGTAGATGGTGTAGGAACTTCATCTAATATTTTTGGATCACCCATAGTATCTTCTATAACTTCTCTATGTGCTCTAGATGTAGTTTCTCCTTTTTTTAATTTTTCAGCAGAGTCCATAGCTTTTATTCGTTTAGTTAATTGCTTCTTTTTTGCAATATAAGTGTTTTCAAAAATTAATCCTTCAGAGTAATATCTTTCATTTTCTTCTAGAGCATCAGCTACTTCTTTTCTAGTACGTGATATTTTTCTACCTACATATTTATTATCTTTTAATAAATCATCATAATATTTTTCTATAGAAATATCATCTTCTAAATTATGTAATTTTTTTATAGCTTGATCTGTTGATAAAGTTTCATCTACATTTGGTACTTCATCTAATTGTGCTATTCTTTGCCATTTTTTATTGGCATAATGAGTAGTATCTCCTTCTTGTATTCGTCCTATTGTAACTCTAGGACTAGCTGGATTTGCTTGTGGAGTAAACCAACGACCTGCCCATTCTTTATCCATTCTATTATATGCATTCGTATTCTTTTTTTCTATATTAAAAAGTTTCTTTGCTTCATCTAAATCTCTTGCTTCAATAGATAAGCTGCCGGGATCTCTATCTACAATTTTACGACCTTCACCCGGATACATATAGGCTGGACCTGATACTTCATATTCAAAATCAAATTTACGTAAACCTTTTGTAGCTGCTTTTACACCAGCCTTTACACCTCTGATACCTAGACCAACACCGGGGATCATGCCCAAGGCAGACAACCCTGTGAGAGCACCTTGTCCTAATGCTCTGGGAATATTTCCTTCTTCCAAGGCTTCCTTTGTTTCTCCTGCAAACATGGGAGTTTCATAGGCAGCAATGGCATGGCCTGTACCGGGAGCTACAGCCAATCCTAATTGTTGTGCCAGAGGAAGTTCTTCATACTGTTCGTATGCCTGTGCAGCCATAGAAGGATCTTCAGGTACAGGAGTAGGTTCAACTTCCGTGGAAGACACACCAAGTCTGTTATAAAGATTATTCAATAATGATGAATCTACTGCCATGATTTCCCCTTCCCATTACACTATTATACACCTAAACTCTCCAGTATGCAACCCTTTTTTTTCTACGAGGTTCATCTTCCCAATCAGGATCATCAGGATGAGACAGATGCCATGACTCTTTCAAGTAATGAATTGCCATTGTCAAGGCATCTACCTGATCATCATGAGCAGCATTTGGAAACTGTATAAGTTCTTCCATGAGATCGTCAGCCCACTTTTTATTTTTAGGTATCCACACTCTTCCAGATTCTATCATGGGAGATGCTGCATAGACACGACTAACCTTATCCCTATCTGGTAAGTATTCCAGAACAGGTAGGCCAGATCTTCTCATGTCCTGTATGAGAGACTGTCCACTGGCTTTCTTCTCTATGATACAGACATCAGGCTTGTAGTCCCTGTACATCATCTGTGCCATTCGTCTGAGTTCCGGGTATTCAAATCTACCTTTGATGTTGCCCAGAAGAATAAGGTTGGACATAAACGATTCTTTTCCCATATCGTCTTCAGCATAGAGGGAGAATATGCCCCATGTCTGTATGACAGAGAAATCTGCTGTAGTCTTGGTGGAGAATGCTGTGTCATACGTTTGTAAGACAAAATCACAGGTAGGAGGCTCGTTATTTTCCCACCATTTTACCCACCTCTTTTTAATTAGACCCCCTTCTTCTGGAGTAGGGTTCTGCATGTACAGGGCATTCCAGTATCTTGCCCCGTTGGATGCCTTAATTTCATTTTCATCTATTTGTAATATTTTATCTGGTTTCCATTCTGGGAAATAAGACGATCCCTCTGGAAGTTCCAGTAATTTTGCAGCTTCTTCGTCCAGCCATGCTGGTATCTTTATAACATCCCACGGCAATGTCTCGTATTGATCCATTTCTTCCTGTTGTTTCAGGAGCCAGCCACAAAGATCATCATAATGATACCTTGTATTAATGATAAGTATGGAACCATTGGGCATTATACGTGTTCTTAGACCAGCAGGATACCATTCCTTGATATATCTACGTCCAGCTTCGGAATAGGAGTCTTCTTCGGACATAACATCGTCCAGAATTGCTATGTGTGCTCCTCGTCCTGCAATTTGACTACGTACACCAGCAGCATAGTAGGTGCCACCAAGGTTTGTTTTCCATTTTCCTGCTGCACGAACATCGGTTCTAAGGGAGACACCTTTGAATATGTCCTGAAACTTCTCATCATTGACCAGATCCCTTACAGATCTACCGAAATCACTGGATAACTGGTCACTATGGGACACTGTTAGGATCTCATGTTCAGGATGACGACCAATATACCATGCAGGAAACAGTTTGGAGCAGATAACAGACTTAGAACTACGGGGAGGGAGGAAGACCATGAGCCTTTTTATCTCTCCAGACTCTAGTTTATTTAATTTATCAGAGATTACCTCTATATGTTTACCCATTTTCCAATCGGAGACAAGACTTGGAGCCATTAAACGTATAAAGGTTAAGAAATCTTGTTTAGATTCTTGCTCTATAGTAGTATTTAATAGATTATTAAGTTCTAAGAATGGTAATAGTATGTTTGGATTATCTTGATTAACTTCTATATCCATTGAAATCCTATAATTGTAAGGGAAAAGTAAATAATAATAAAAAAATACTAGTAATATAAGTATCCTTAGTATTCTTTATATATTATAAAGTATATTATACATTATATAGACTCTCTTTGTCAAGTATTTTTTTTGAAAAGTTATAGACCCTAGTATTTTTGGTAAATATATGGCATACCCATATTGTGGAACGTGGACATGGGGTGATTCTTTGGGGTGGGGTATATATAATAAATGTTTCACGTGAAACAATCCAGAAAAATGATACCTTAGAACAAAACGAGAACATCCTAATTGATGATATTCCCGTATTTAGTAAGCTTGCTTATTACTATAAGACTGTTTAAACATCCCAACAATCCCCAGACCTAGCCAATTACGGCAAACAATAGAGCCCCAATAAATCATCATTTAATCCGAACAATAAGCCCACATCATCCGTTCTATATATAGGAATGATGATAGAAAAATAATTGTATAGGTCTATTGACCGGATAGGTTAGATATGCATAATAAGGAAATGCAAACGAATCACCAAAAATGGGAACGTTTAAACATGGATAACAAATATAAGACTAGGGAAGAATGGTTAAAAGCTGCTGACTCTCTATTAAATGAGTTTGTTTTTAATTCAGTAGGGATTACTGATATACCAACAAATGTTGTGTATTCTTGCTCTTTTGCCACTACAGGCAATAAAGAGGGAGCAAAGCATGTAACATGGGGACAAATATTTTCTCCTGATATGTCAAACGATAAAACAAACTTCCAAATAGTTATAAGCCCACTAGTTGAAAAGCCCATTGAGGTATTGGCTACACAAGCCCACGAAATAATCCACAAGAATGTGGGGCTTGCATGTGGACATAAAGGCCCATTCGTAAGAATGATGAAAGCAATAGGACTAGAAGGCAAACCGACAGCAACTAAGGCCGGTGATAAGCTAAAAGAAAAACTGCAAGTTATAGCTGACAAATTGGGACCATATCCCCATAGCAAGCTAAACACTACTGGTAGGAAAAAACAAACCACTCGTATGCACAAATGTCAGTGTTCAGAGTGTGGCTACACTGTAAGAATTAGCCAAAAATGGCTAGATGTAGGGACTCCGATATGCACTAGTCCAGAACATGGTCCAATGGAGGTTGCTGACTAGTAGACTGTTTAAACACTCTCCCCACTAGCTCCACTCCTAGCAATAGGTTGGGGCTTTTGGGGTAGAAGCTTAATTTTTTATAAGGAACAATAAAATGTCATGGACTCTGGTGAATTCTTTTCTTAATAACACTACAGAACTAGATGGTGTTATTTCAGACTATAAGCCGGTAAGTGATTGGGACGTAGATTTAACCTATAACTATTCACCAATGCTTAACAAAGCATTTCAAATAGCTAATCTGAATAACCCAGAAGGCCGACACTTGCACAACTTATCCAGATTAAACAACAAAGAAGCAGCTCCAATAATCAATAAACTATATGCCACTATGTTGCATTATAGGGAAGACATAGAAAAACTAGAGCCTGATAATGGTTGGGGCACATATGATCAGTTATTGGAAACTGTTCGGGATATATTCGAGAGAAATACCAACTGTTTGAATGAGAATTTTGTATGGTGTTCTTTTTAATGTAGACTGTTTAAACACTCTCCCCACTAGCCCCATTCCAAAATATTGGTTGGGGCTTTTCGGGTAGAAACTCAATTTTTTATAAGGAACAATAAAATGGAAATTAAAAAAGCAGGCTCCAACATGACAGAGCTTAGACTAGGTAATGGGACCACTGTTCTATTCTCATACGAAACACCAGTAGCAGCAGGAACCGTTGATGGATGGTTCAAAACTGAGCAGCACTACAGTAGGACAACATCCAAACACATAACCAAATGGTTGGAAGGAATTAAGCCCCAAGTTAAGCCCCAGAGTTTCTTTAATAATCTAGTGGGAGAAAAATAGATGTTTGATAGATTCGACATTATCGAAGCCCACTATATGTACTATACAGAGTGGCATAATGGGCAATGGTCAAGAGAATATAAAAGACTCTGCCATATGCAGAAGTATTTTAACCCTAGTTTTAATCTTAGTTATCAGACATTGACCGATAACGGAAAAACCATATATAATAATTTAGTGATAGATATGGGAAAAAAACTTATAGCAGGGGAATAAAGACATGAGCCAATTGAGCCTTTATGAAAAATTAGAGTGGAT